ATGCACAATCTCGCAGAACTATCGAAAGAAGAAAAAGACAAAGTGAATGTCGATTTAGCCGCCTCCGGAGTCGCATATCGCGAAAGGCTCGGGAAAGAAGTCATCGACATTGAAGTCGAGCAACAACAACCCGAGCACTTGCGCGAGTATTTCAGAGAACGCTTAGCTCATTATCGTGAAGTGAGTAAGAGATTTCCGCGGGGGTATGAGTACAGTAAGGAAGATTAGATGTTTACTCAGCTTCAATTTCGGCGTTCTTAGCCTCCTCCTCCGCTTGCCTCTCCGCCTCCTCTTTCGCCAATCGCTCGGCTTCTGCTTTTTTGAGATTGTAGATGGAGTTCACTGGCATTTCGACGCGCATATCTATCCAGCGCGATTCAGGCACGTCACACGGCTCATAGTTTTCGTAGTAAACAGGGTTGCCGTCTTTATCTATGTACTTAATGCGCTTGTTCTGAAAATGCTCCGGTAGGTCAGCGTTCTGTTGATGGAAAACAAAAACTTCAATATCACCATCAGGTCTCACCTCATAATCAATAAGCACCATGTTTTTCCCATTGTGATCCTGCGGAATAACAAAGCCGTTATTGATACCCCATGCTCCATCCGAGTTAAAACCGACAACGCCTTTAATTAAATAGTGCCCTACACCAAGGTGCTCCATTTCAACGCCCTCGGATTCTTCGTTGAGTTCGATGTGGTCAGCAAAACTTTCACAATCGGGGATGCGGCTTTTAGATTGCCGTTAGCGTCTTTTGTGGTGTTTCTATCTGTCCAGATGTTGTAATCGAAAAATTTATTGGCATTCCCACCAATAGCTCTAACGCCTTTTCCTGTGTAGTCAGCGCTAATTGCTGTATATGTATCACCTGCTTTGAAAAAAGCGGTCGCCCCATATGTGAAATGGTAAGGTGTTTCCGAGGCGGAATTTCTGAAGATATGTGAAACCCTATCCTTGCTTTTGTAATAAGAGATCATTTCTTGCTCATTCATTGAGAGTGCTTCACCGCTTCCACCGAATCCATATTGCCCTACTCTCATAAGAGTCCCTGAGCTGGACGGAAGATTGATGTTGTATGTAACGCCATCAATTCTATAGTAGATGTCTGGCGTGCCTCTTGCTAATGAGAGCATTAATACTTGCTTGCCATCAGCAGACCATACACCAATAGCTTCTTTATTTCTGATTTCTTTTTTAAATGACTGAATTCCAGAAGAGTCCAGTGATGCTTTCCCATCCAGCAGCTTATCCATCTCTTTCGCCGTTCTCAGCTGCTGTGTTGTGCCGTCTGGCAACGTCACTGTAATCGTGCCGCTTTCTGTCGCCCATCGATTTAAGATATCGCTGAACTGCACATTCGAAACGTTCATTGCTACGATTTTATTTGCTGCATCTGAAACGGAATTCACCATCGTTGTCAGTATTTGATACGGCGCATTGCTTACCGATGCAGGCACAGGAAAACTCAGTGTTATCTCTGTGTTGCTCTGAATAGACGCAATGCTGTTGATATAAATCGTTGCGCCATTTTGAATTAAAATAACCTGCTCTGCGGATACTCGCGAGTTGTTATCTTTCCACTTTGTGTTAGTTCCAATTAACTTTGTGCTGTTTGCTGTTGTGGTAACTGTTCCTGTGTTGTACATAATATTCTCCGAAATTTAGATACAAAAAAACCGCAATTAAGCGGCTTTTGTTTTGGGGTGATGATGTTCGTAGTTACGTATCTAGCATCGAAATATCAATAATGATGCCCTGAAGGAATCTTCCAGTTCCTTCTCTTGATGGTGGGGTGTCGATGTAACTATCTATGTGCGCTATAAATTCATAAATATACTTAATAGTTAATCCATCTTTGTCATCGACGTAAGAATAACCTTCTGAATAAACGTCTGCTTCATAGTAATACTCAAAGTCAAAGGGGTCTAAGTATCTTCTTATATTCCTGTAATGCAGATATCTATCACCTTGCTGCTGTATCCAGCCATATCGGTGGCCAGAAATGCCGTTGAACCTAAACTCACCGGTGCCAGTGTTTTCCCACGTGACATTGTACTCGCCCGCAAAAGAAATGAATTTGGCCAGTGATGAGAACTTGATTTTCCCGTCAGCGCCGAATATCTCTAGGCCTGCCCCAGACTTTGGGTAATCAACTTTTGATATAGGAGCGACACTATATGAGCCGTTTAATGTGTTAACTGTGGGGAATAATATTCTCTCTTCTAACCCCAGCTCGAAGTCCTCAACTTTTCTATGAAGGCACATCGTTTCTAAATCATCCCTGAGTTGAAGATCGCCTTTGCCATTAAATATTTCAAGTCCAATCATATTGCCCACACTGTCACATGATGCGTAAAACTGTCGTAGAACCTCGTGCCGCCTGTCCCTGCTCCGTTGTTTTCCCATTTATAAATTGGGTAATCAACACTGTAATTAATTGTTGAACCATTCACTTCATATTTTTGATAATTTGGCATTGTGACGCCAAAATAATTGCCCATAATGAACCGCCAACGTATTGAAAAGTGACACAGTATTCTTCCTCCTAATGTAATTGTGGGCACATTTAAACTCCCAGTTTTCCCTAGTGGTAGATTGAAATTCCCCAAGTACCGAGGAATAATTGTGTCCTCACTAATGATTAATCGCCCTTTTTCATCATAAATCTCTAAACCTATCCCCATCACCACATCCCCATTCGTAATCTTAACTTACCATCACGGCTGAACAGCTGTTTGAGTGTACTGGTTTCTATCCAATAGCCTTGCGTGCCGTTTCCATATTTCTTTTCCTCCCCTGTACGCATATTCAGCTGATACCCTATTTTTTAGCATCGCTAAAATTAGTTGATTGCAGCACATCAGCGATTTTTGCACTTGTGATTGTTGCATCTCCGATAAGCGCTTCACTGATAATAACTTGTCCTTTTTCAACAAAAACACGGGTTCTAGCTTGCCGCTTACAGGGTTAAAGATACCAAACGTATCAGCACTGAAACCAATTTGCGTGACGACTTGACCATCCTTAACACCAGCCCCAACCAGCATCGCGGCATCATATGATTGTCCGTTGTACATCACTGCTGCTTTATACGAGATGATTGATAAAGCGTTCCCTTGATGATCGACTTCCACTTTTGCCATCTGCTCAATCGCTGCGTGTGTTTCGTCAAATTGAGCATCAAGACGCTCTATCGACTTAGCAACTGACTGCTGAGTATCTGCCAGTGCTTCTTCAACTCGCGTAAAACGAGCGCCGTTCTCATCGAGCTGGGCATCAATTTGCGTGAACTTCTGCGCATAAGCTTTATCGTTATCAACAATAATTTTGTTGGTTTCACGGATAGAAGCTTTAGCACGTAAAAGCTCAGACCCTTGCTCATTTTGCTGTGCTGCGAGCTGTAACGTCGTTTCAGCTTGCGATGATTCGATGTTAGACTGCGTGTTTTGAAGGTTCGCTATCGTCGCTTCATTGCTATCAAAGCGTGAAGAAGACACTTGCTCAAGCTCCGTCAATGTCTTATCCGTCTCAGCGATGGCCTTTGTGTTAGTTGTCACTGCGGCGCTGATATCTGATAACTCTTTGTTTGTCTTGTCTATTTCCTCTTTATTAGCGTTAATATCTTTCCCGAGTTCTGCGCGTACTTGTTCTGTGCGTTCTGAGTGTGCTTTATCTTGCTCTGCGATTGATTTACGTACATCAACGAATTCAGCTTGCGAATCTTCGTAGTGCGCTTTCACGCTCTCTGCAAGCTCGGCTGTTGCTTTTTCGTTCGTCGCAGTTGCATTCGCGATACGCTTAACTTCCGCTTTCGACTGTAGCAACTCAGAGCTGTGTTGGTTCACTTGAGCTGTCGTCTGCATTATCGCTTCTGAAACTGCAAGCTCCACATTTGACAATGACGTCTCAAAGTGCGTGATATAGCCGCGCATCTCGCCGAATTCAGCTGTCGTTGATTGTTCAAACTTCGCTTGTGATTGCTTTAAATCGGCGGTTGCTGTCTCAACTGTTGTGACGCGTGATTTAACACCATCGACATCAGCTTTTACTTGACTGATTTGCTGCGCTGTTGCTTTCTCATAACTCGACTGAGCATCCTTAATATTCAGGATTTCAGATGCGTTATAATCGACTTTTGCGGTGATTTGCTCTTGCCAGCGCGCAGCGGCTTCTCTGTCAGTGACTTGCACTTGCTCAATGCGGAATATCTCAGCTTTTCTATCAGCAACCTCTTCTTTCAAGCTGAAATGTAATTCTGTAGTGAACTGAGTGTTCATCATCACCGCTTCGTTGACCGCTTCAACATCTCTGTCAATGCTGACAACTTTCTGCTTCACATCAATAGCATCAAGCTCAAGCTCTGCAATAGCTTCTTTGCTAAAGTCAATCTGCTCTTGCATCTGCTTGCCTGCCTCGGTGGTGAGGAAGGTGTCGCCAACTGCTTGTAAAATTCCCTCAACATCAGTTGACGATTCACCTAAAACAAAGCTTGTCCATTCTGACTGATTACCACTTTTATCGACCAGCCTTGCACGAAAATAGAAGCGCGCACCTGCTTTAAGGCCAGACATGCGATAGGATTTAAGCGGGTAAGGTACATCCGCAAGTAACTGCATAGAATCAGCGGTATTTTCAGACGAATACTGCAGCTCTGTTTTTAGCGTGTCGCTCGTGTTCGCATCAAAGCCCCAATTGAGAGTAATGCCCCAAACCTCAGAAGTAGCGCGTAAATTTAAGGGTTTTGGTGGATTACCTTCTTTTCCGTTGAGTTGAGTTTCTTCCGCATTAGCCCACACGCTGGAAATTTCAGACGCATTAATCGCACGTACGCGAACTTGATAACGGCCTGCATAAATGCCATTAACTTCAAAACCCAGCGTTGATGTACGCGGGGCATTTATCCAGTTACCGTTGTCACGACGCCATTCCGCCTCATACGCAATCGCACTTTCAGCCGCTTCCCAATCGACCCTTAGCGTTGTAAATGCAATGCCTTGGTCTACTTGTGTGTATGAAGAAATACGAACATTTTTAGGCGCTGGCTGTACTTTGGGTGGTATAACGGTAATGGGTCTTTCGTCAATACGTGCACCAGCATCGATATGCTCATAATTGTCAGGGTTATGGATAGCACCTGAGATGGTGTAAGTATTATCACCGTTATCGCTGATGTTAATAGCGCGGTACAATTGAATGGCTAAATCATCAGAATCAACAACCCACACTGCTTCTTTTTGCGGCACTTGCGAATATTCAACTGAAACGGTGACAACTTTTTGATTCACTGACGTAACAGTGCGCCCTTCTGATTTACCATCGGGCAAGTTCACAATCAGTCTGTCACCAGCTTTAATTGAGGTGGTTCTATCAAGCGTGATCTTACGCCCATCAACCGCGGAAATGCGGCCGCCAGTGTCACGACCTGCCAATGTTGAATCGGCCAATCCGATAATATGACCAGGAGAAGGTATCGCGCCTTCAAGCCCTGTCGCAAACGTGACCATACGATCATTCGCGTTCGTCAATAATGCCCAGCGACCACGACGATTGGCTTCACTGCGACGGGTACAGCCAATCGCAGATAACTCTGTTTTTCTCACACCATATCGACGCTGAAGTTTTAAGTCCGCGACGGCTTCAACATCATCATTACTGTGATTATCAATATCGGTAAAAGAAACTAATGCCTGAGTATAACGATTTTGAATGCTGCCACCTGAATAAGCTGGTTTACCACCAACAATATTTGCATTTGTGAACACCCTAAAAACTGGCTCAGGCATATCAGCGACAACATTGATTTTGTTATCAGCCCAATATGTCATCCCTCTGAATATCGCTGCTATATCACGCAATACTTGATAAGCTGATTCTTGCGATTGAAAGTAAACATCACACATGAAACGAGGCTCTTTGCCATCACCCCCACGTCCATCTGGTACTAATTCATCACAGTATTGAGATATCTTATATAAATCCCACTTGCTTAAATTAAGTTGTTTTATTCTCTCTCCGCAGCCATATCTATTGTGAATTGCCACATCGTAATAGATCCACGCTGGATTATTAGTCGCAGCTAACTTAAATGTGCCATCCCATACCCCAGAATAGGTCCGGTTAATTGGGTCATAATTCGTTGGAACTTTGACAAGTATCCCACCTTTAGGTCGCACGCTGATTTTAGGGATTCTGTTATTAAATTGACGGGCATTAAAGGTAATGAATAACAGAGCCGTATTCGGGTAGCGTAGCTTTGCGTCAATCACTTCCGTGATGGCTGCAATGCTTATTTTATCAGCGATACGTGCATTGTTCTGATTCTTAGTCAAGCGACGAACACGAATTTGCCAACCAGTATTTGCTTTGGGTAAATCAACACGATGTGAGCGTTGGTATTCACTAGTTGTCTTACCATCGAATGCCGATTTGATAATTTCTTTATAGCCTGAACCATCTGTCGATAGTTCTATAACGTAATCAATGCGATAGCCTGTAGTGTCTCCGTTATCGTGCTGTTGCAACAGTTGAGGAACAGAAAAGCGAATACGAACTGCTGACAACTGGGTGTTATTGATACTTCTTACATACGGTTGGTCATCTTTAAGCTCCATCCCAACTGCAATCTCATTATCAACTGAAGGAATGCCTTGTATGTACTCTTGATGTTCCGTTCCCGCACGGAATTCCCACGTCACACCCTCAAAATTTTTAGAGCCGTCCGCATTTGCTATTGGAGTGTCATCAAGAAAAATGCGTGTATCGTCAAGCCCACCAGCAATCTCGCCTTCAGAGATGGCCAATAGAATTTTTGCAGTGGACTCAGATAACAGGCTGTCTTTTTGCTCAACAGGCGTTCTCGGCTTAGAGCCACCACCTTTAGCGCCTTGAATTCTCATATTTCACCCATAAAAAAAGCGGCTATTAGCCGCTATGAAAGTTTAAAGTTATTTACTGCTGGTCTTCGGTATATATCCCTGCAGAGATAATAGCACCGCCAATCTCTCGACGGTCTAGCCCATAAAATAGCGGCACCGGATTACCTTGTGCGGTAGTGTTGACTGCCCCACCAAAGGCATAAGACGGTTTATTGTCGGCGTCTTGGCGTATGGATAAACCACGCGGTTGTGGGGATAGCATCTGAACGATACCGCCAATTGCCATTGCTGCCCCGCCTAGCATTAAAGCGCTATTGGTGGTAGCTGACATAGCTAAAAATGCAGGGTTCCAGACCGCAAGCCCAATCATAGCGATACCCAGTACTGTTTGAAAAAATCCGCCTCGTTTACTTCCTTTAATGATTGGTGCTATGCGGATATCTTCTGTGGTATCAAGATGTAATTCATCTTCACTAATATTGCGCTTACCTTTAAATACAGCAAACTCTAGCCCTTTCAGGTGTGCATTCGCGAGGAATTGCTCAAAGCCGTCATAAAGCACTGATAATGCTTTTATGGCTTCACGAGGGGAATCTATATCTAATTTATGTTCACGCCCAAACTTTGCGCCCAGCACGCCGTAAAGCCGTATTGTTTTTAAACTCATACCAACTCCTTGCGTCTCACTATTTTTACCGTCCGATCGCGCCAGTAATCGCTGTAGGGTACTAACCTGCTGAGTTGGCCATAAAGATGATGTAGCAGCATTCCATTAGAGATAACACCAGCGTGATTAGGCACATCGGCTTGCACTTGCATGATGATCATATCACCCTCTTTCGGCTCACCAGTAACGTCAACAAAACCTGCTTTTTGGTAATTATCCATATACAGGTTTTCGCCTTCTTCCCACCAATGCCTATCGACGCTGTAGTTATGCAACTCAATGCCGTGCTTTTGTCGGTAGTAGTCCATAATGAGTGACCAGCAATCAGCATAACCAAGCACAAAAGGACGGCCTTCTAATTCTCGCCCACATCGAGGTTGAATAACTCGGATGTCGCCCTCTGGCCACGATGCAATAACCCACGGCAATCCCGTTGCATCACACTGTAATTTATCTATTTCGCTAGGTTGAGTCGTTACACCATCACCGCAATGGCTGTGCACAATTGCTATTGGCTCACCCCAGTCCTCAGCAAGAGCGTAATCTTCTGGAGAAAGCTCAAAATGCTCTGTTGGGTTATCTGAAAGATTGCTACAAGGAAAGTATTTTTTAACTCGACTTTTCTGACAGATAACTCCGCAAGCTTCTTTGGGATATTCGGCTTTCACATGCTCAAATATCAGTTCAGTTAATTTCTTTGTGATCATCGTATTAACCCCGCTGCTGGGAAACCTCCGAAGTCCAAAGGTTCATTTTCGCCAAAACGTTTTTTGCAGTCACTAATAAGCCCACCACATTTATCTAGTGATGGATCATCAACTGGCTCACCCCGCTCATTGAAGTACTTTGTGCCAGTATAATTACACCCGCGACCACTGCGGTAATCCCCTTTCATGCACCAATAGCACAGATTATGTATCTGGCGAACGGGTATCATAATTCCCTGCAAATCAAACGGGCTAGACAGCTCGAACTCAACAGCTTCACCAGCCACCTCATTAGTTTTACGATCGATGTAATAAACTTGTTTAAAGCATTCGTCTGGGTTAGCGGTTGGATTACCATCAGGAAAATTTTTGGCATCAAGATAGTGAGCAAAAGTTTCATAAATAGTGACCTTGGCTAAGGCCATGTCGTCAAATTGCAAACACAATGACGATATCAGCCCATCGATGTTAGCAACCCTCAATGTTGGCCTTGGCGGGCTACCATCGCTATTTTTTGCCATGCCCTCAATTTCATAGGGCCATGCACCGTATTCATTGCCTTGCCACCAAATTGGTTTTGGCTTGATATCACCATTCGATTGCTCTATCTCTTCTGGTGTATGAGGCAAGTTGTAAGCGTGAAACCTAAGCACCGGCCCATCAAATTCAGATCCATCAACTTCGATAAGTCGAACCTTGTTGCCCGATTCTAGTTTTTGAATGTCAGATGTAATATTCATGCGCTAAAAGCCTGCTCGAATGTTGCTGAGATAGTGACTGCAAGGCCGCCAATGGGGGTCATCGTGATTGAATCAGCCTTAACGCGATACAACCCCTTTTCTCCAAATGGTGGCGTCCATATAAATGATTTTGCGGTGTGCTCACGGATAAACTTAAATATCGGCATCACCTCATCTTTCATTCCTGTATAGGTAAAAGGCCATGACTGTGATTCCGTGTTAATTCCATCGCCCGCAACTTGTTTGTAACCATCACCAAAAGTGACTTCTTTTACCCTGTGATTGAATTCACCTGTTGGCGTTTCTTGCGTTTGCATTCGCCATTTAAATTCTTCCATCGGTTGCTCCAATAAAAAAGCCACCGGATGGGTGGCTATCAGTTACCTTTAATTGTTCTTGATAATGCAGATGCTGGGTTTCTAAGTAAATTATTAACCCCAACTTCTATCATTTGCTGGAATTCGCGTTTTACTGCGTTTGTGTTCATTTGATTTGACTGCGATTGCTGAATTTGCCCGCCATTATCTAGCTTTATATCACCCATATTAATGTTGATGTTGGTTCCACCACCAGCAACCTGAGGATTGCGGGCGATAAATGCGGTTGGTTGCGTAACTGACATTGGCGCTGAACCCCCAACATAGCCGCCAGAAGCGTACCCTTTTTGACCGTAATCCATTAGCCGATAAAGGTTGGCAATGCCTAGCCGTTGCGTAGCTTCTTTTGTGAATACAAACTCTCCACCATGAACGATACCTTTGGGTTCGTACTTACCGCCATCGCCAGTGTAGCCGCCTTCCGAGTGACCTTTTAGCCCCAAGAAATTACCTACAACCGTGCCACCAAATGCCGCTTTCATAGCATTTAGCATAGCCATCTGCATTAACATCTTGGTGGTCATTTCTAAGAATGAGCGAGTGAAGTCAGCAAAATTAGCTTTGCCCGTCAATACAAAATCAGAGAGACTGTCGCTCATCCCCTGAAATGCAGACTGGCTGATTTGAGCTACGTTGCCGTAAACATCAGTGGCCCTCTCTTGGAATTCAGCAAAGCCTTTCTTAACGCCTAACTCCCAGTCAGCACGAATAGAGTCTTCTTCAGCGTACCATTCCTTTAATTTGTCCTTTTTTTCAGGGGTGTCTGCTTGGTTTAATGCGCTTTTTCTTTGTTGTAATCGACTAGATAGCCCTGCTCCTTCCCTCAATGCTTTTATTTTTGCATTAAGGTTGTCCATCCATTTGTTCTGTTGGTCTAGCTCTCTATTTTTTTGCTTTTGAAGCTCAACCTCATCACCAGCTATGGCCAGTGCTTCTTGAGAAGCAAGAATATAGTCCTTTTTAGCAAGCAACGCCTTTTCGTCCTTGGTTAACTGCCTTGTTTTCTGAGCCTCCTCAAGGATTGATATTTTCGCTTCCGTATCCCAAAGCTTTTTACGCTCAGCGCTAATCACATCAGCAACAGTTTTATGCTCTTTTAACACCTTCAATTGTGCTTGTAGGGATGTAAGAGCCTTCTGATTCTCCTCATCTAAACGCGTTCCTGCGTCAACTTTATAAGCGCTACTCCGACCAGAGCCGGGCATTTTTCGGTCTCTGAGTCGATAGTTAATCGTTTTTTCATATTCTTTATATTCTTCATCGGTCAGAGACGCTCTATCAGATTTTAATTTTGCTAATTCCTCATTTCTTTTTGTTTCCCAACTCGCATATTTATCATGATAGTATTGCCTTACTCTAAATTTATTAGCCTCTTGTTGCTGAAAGGTTTTTTCTGCTTGTTCTTGCGCCTCTTTAAGTTCAACGTCTGCCAATTGTTTTCTGAGCTCAGCCACCTTGGCTTTTAACTCATCTGGTAGCATATTGGTCTTAGCAAAGAAAATGCCTTTTGATGCAGGATTTATTTGGAACTCTACTAACATTCGCTCATATTCGTTAACTTGTTGCCTTAAGTCTTTTTTTCGGCCAATATTAAGCATCTCATCCCAAGCGTTTTTGGCCGCCTCCTGAACCCCCTTCCATGCGGACTCTAAGAACCCAAGATTTTCAACAATATCATTAGCACCATCATTAATTGACTGAGCGTACGCATCAATAGCTAATCGAGCGGCTTCGGTTTTATTCCCCTGTAATTCCAAAGTTCGTATTTGCTCTAACTGAGCTGCTGTGAGGTGGTGATTCGCTTTTTCTAATTCCAATGACATTTTAAGAGGCTCATCTTGTAACCGCTTAAACTGATCAATAGTGGTATCTATCGCCTGCCCTGTAATATAATTCATTTGAGCAGCAGCTTTTGAAACTCGGGCTATTTCATTGTTTGAAAAAACACCAGTTCCAACAACGCTACTTATAACGTTAGCCATTTCAGAGCGTGTAATTCCCGCGCCAGACATAACTCTAGCCATTTCGTTTAGTTGTGACGCGGACTTATTAGCGTAATTCCCCGTCAAAATAAGTTGCTTGTTGAACTTGGTGAACTCTGACTCCGCATCAAACAAAACCTTCATTAAACCAACAACCGACGCACTCACAACGCCGATTATTCCGCCTCTAGCAATGCCGCCTAAGCGGGTTGTGGAAAGTAGGTCGTTTAGCGTTCCTTTTAGCCCGCCACTGGTTTTTGCAAGCTCATGCGTTTGCTTGTTGCTTTCTTTGATTTTGTCAATATATTGTTTAGCTGATTCACTGACGCCTAGCTGCGCGGCCTTCATCTCAAGAATTTCAGTCTTCGTCTTACCGATGGATTCAGCTTGCGATTTTAAAGAGGATAAGAATTGCTCTGCTGCCCTTTTGGCTTTATTTGTTGCCGCTTCCTGAGCTAGTAGCGCTTGCCCTTCTGCGGTAAGAGACATTTGAACTCTTGTTAGCTTATCTCTAGTTTGATCAAGTATCTTGTTGTAATCTAAAAACACATCCCTTGGCAAAAGTCCTTTTTTGCTTGCATCAGACAACTTTCGCTGCCACTCATCTAACTTTTGAAATGCTTTGTTTGTTGGATTTATTGAGCTGAGTAAGTCATCAAGTTCTTTCTTTTGTCTTTTTAACGCATCCGCTGCTTTTTTTTGATGATCGATACCCCTGTTGAATTGGTCATTCAAGCCCTGAGATGCACTGCTTGCCTTCTCTGCTGTATCGCCGAACTCCTTTAACTTTTGAGTTCCACGTTCTAGATCTGACGTATCAGCTTTTAATGAGATTGTTGCTATATCTGCCATTTAGTTTCCTCCAGATATAAAAAAACCACCCGAAGGTGGTCTATTTTTTAATAAAAACATGATTAGCTTAAAATCAACTTCTCAACCTTATCTTTAAATTCTTTTTTAATTTCTTTCGGTAAAAACGATTCGATAGTTGATATGTTGAATTTCTGCATTTTTAATAAGGCATCTCCTGTTACTTCAGGATTCTCATCCTTAATCCTATTAATAAGTTTAAGTAATTTATCATCACATATTGATGCCTTACCATTACATATTACAAATAATTCTCTTTGATCGTAGTTAATAGCACTAAATTTATTTTTTGCATTTGCATCTCTAACAGCTTTATTGGCTTTATATTCCAACAAGTCACTTCCGCAATGTTTACACTTGATGGCTTCATTGCTAATAAATTCAGCACAGTATGGGCATTTTACAGAATTAGAATTACTAGACTTTCTGCCCCCGAAGATTACCATTAGCAAACCGCAAAGCATGATAAAGCAGCTTATCAATACAAAATTTTGTCTTTGCGCCATTAGCCCGATATTGTTAACGCGATTTCCATAGCTAGTTGCCACGCTGACATCCATGTTAAAAGCGGCAAATGCAGCCAAAATACCTATAACAAGCAATACCCATCCAAAACCTTTCATGTAGCCCTCACTAAATTTTCACTTTTTCATTTATGATAACCCGAAGGCGGTACAAAACAAAGCAAACACTAGGCACAAAAAACCACCAGAAGTGGTTATTTTTTATAATAATGTATTACAGAGCCCCTGCCAGAGCCTTTGATTTTTCTTTAATTATTGTTTCATCCTGTTTTTTTTCTTCTTCTTTTATTTTTTTAATAAACCCTGACTTGTAAAACAAAGATATAATAACTGACCTCTTATCAGCAGTGCCACTCAACATAACCATAACACTACTTGAGTCATCGCCCTGAAACAGGGATAAGTATTTACCACAAACCTCATTATTTAAGCACTCTGGTAAAGTAAGCATTCCCCTTGTTCCATTCTTCCATAAATATTCTTCAGAATATTGCTCACCGTACTTGGAAGATAATGCTTGCTTCAAGACATTATATTTCTCAATAACTTTATTGCCGACATCGTCATCATCCACGTAGATCAATGTGCTCACATCAACTAACCCATATTTATCGTCAATACTTACACTGTACATATCCATACCGTCAATTAATGAAGAATTACTTTTGACGAGATATTTTTTCACTCTATTTTTTTCATTACCAATTAGCTTTATATTCCCAGTTTTGCTGAGTAAATCATCATGTGTCATTCCCCATTTCAAACCAAATGGAGCTGATATTGTTTTCTCTGCTGATAACGCTATTGCGCTAAAAAATAAACTACCAATCAACAAAGCCGCACCAAGTAATAGTTTTTTCATTTCATCCCCAACTATTTGTTTGTCATATCTCTCATATTTTTATCATATTGCCCCTGAATATAATCAAACATTTCGACTGACTCTAAGCACTCTTTTCCTTTTTTATCGCGTAGCTTGCAACCATAATATGTCAGTGTATTGATGCTGGATATCGCACTTAGATTTTCTACTTGCCATTTACAAAAGGTAGGGTCTGTATGTTCTTTGCATGTTTCTTCCACCATCTCTATAAAGAACTTCTTATCCTCACTAGCTATTGCAGAAGATACTACGACGAAATTAACCCCTAACGTCAATAACAATCCAACGAATAATTTCTTCATCCAACCCTCACTCAATTTTTATTAATTTATCTTATGATATCCCGATGGAGATGCAAAACAAAGCAAAAGATCTCAGTTAAGAGGCGTGATATGTGATCTGGATTACAAGCCCAAAGACGGGCTATCAATTCTCGCGATTCGCTATAATCAATCAATATCAATAAGTTGAGAAATTCAGGCAATAAAAAACCCACCGGAGTGGGTTAGTTTGAATTTGGTATTGATGCTTGTTTCTTACTTATAATTTCTATTATTTTATTTTGAACGTTAGAGCTGAGGTGGATAGCGGTTTCCGCATCTCTCTTACCAGAAGCAAACTTATTATCTAGCCTATAGTCCGCTATGATCCTGTTATCTTTCAGCGTTTGCAACATAAAGCCTATTGCTTTCAATGTTTTAGAATCGTATTCTTCGCTACCCTTTGAGCCGTCACCAAGTAAATAATCTATTAAACCCTGATGATTATCTTTTGGTCCATGCCTAAGTGCTGGATAAACACAATGATATGCAGCATAGTAGGCTCTTGATATAGCGTTTCTATACCCTACTTCATCGTTCCTATCTAGACAATCTCTAGCAAAATCCAGCAACTCACTGCATGTTATTGGCATGTCAAAGCCTCCGATTTCGCATCGCTATCAGAGCCTTTAATATAAACGCTAAACTTCTTACCTAAAAATTCATCATGATCTGCGAACTTAAAAGCCAAGTCCATGTTCATATCTGCTAAAGCTGATGGCGTTGAGCAGTTTGTTGTTACCATGTATGAATTTATAGACTCATCAAATCTATTGTCACTAATATACTCGACACCTAACACCTGATAGTTATTTTCATCTATTAGGTCCATGACAATCCCTGATAGCATCTCTGTTTCTGACTGAGAGAACCCAGCCATATCTCTAAATTTAGACAAGGCTGAGCTAGCTTTTTTTAACTCTTCCTGCAATTTCATACGCTCCTCATTTAGAGATAATTTAATCCGCTGGGCCATGAAAACATCCATCATTTTTAAATCAGCAAAAAACAAGCTATATTGGAATGCAAATTTAGCAAATATTTTTGATTCGTATTCCGTGGCAAGTCTCGCAGATAGCTCTCTTGCCTGCCTTGTCGATCCTAAATTGCAAATGATTGATAGATATCCAAGAGCATAATCACCGTTAGGAACCTGTAAAGCTAATTCAAAATAATAAATTGATTTTTGGATATTTTTATTTAGTCCATAAGCAATACCAAGTGCGTAATTCTTTTCAAGCCCAGAAAAATACTTATTGATATCATTAATATATCTCATTAGCGACATATCATTGATTGTCTGACCAGATTGAAGCATCGAGGCCATTTTGGAAAGTAATTCTTCAGACTTGTGTATAGGTTGCATACTTTATTTATCTGCCTAGTTACGCAATTTGATAAAAATAACTGCGGTTATACTAAGATCTTTAAGTTAACTTAACAACCCCAGTTGTGTGATTTTAACTGTCGTTAGCTGTCGTTAACAGTTGGCAAACCACTGTATACATACACAATGACACCCACTTGGTACGCATTGATACTAGGGCATTGCTGCCCTACTTAGTATTATTTCCTACTCACCAACCGACGCTTACCGCTTATCGGTTCATTATTGTGACCTCTTGTGCATTACCTCTAACGCCTTAGCCTCCATAATGCGTAGATCGCTAAAAACGGTCGCCCTATCTTTGATGTTGAGCAAGTCCATCACTTGGTTTAACGGGCTGTAATCCAAGCCAGTGATGCCACTCATGCCTACGCGCCATTGTGTCTTCATGGCTGAAAATACTTGATACGATTCCCAAACGTCAGGCCACACCTCAACATCATCAATGTCAGGCGGAAAGCCAAAAGCACGCTCGAACTCAGCCGATTCTTTTGAACTCATTCCGCCATACATCGCCTCGGCGACCGTTAAGAGTTTTTTTCGCGATTACCCAAAAGCTCATGATAATAAGCTGTCGTTATAGCGCCTGCCGCTGCTGGGTAATTATCGAACAATAAATTGAGATTATCTTCGTTATATGGCTCTTCGATAGCCCAATCAGCTATAATTTTCTTGAAAAAGTCATCAACCTTTTCATCTTTCAACTCTTCCAACTTACTCATTGGCATGTGATTAAATGTAAACGTCACTATCTCTGGCTTTTCTTTACCAGCGACAGGAATTTTTACATCTGCTTTAAATCTTGGTTCAGGAATCAAAGTAAACTTAGGCATTGTTACCCCTTAAAAAATACCCCTCATAAGAGGGGTGTTATTATGCTGTCGCGTAGATTTGCATATCTGACTTGAGAGAAAAGCGGGCTGATACATTCTCAACCTCATTGATGGCTGTGTTCGGCACGCGCTGAAATGAAACACTTGCAGAGTAATAGCGATCTTCACCTGCTCGTTTGTTATAAAATCGTATGGCTGTTAACTGTTTTGTATCATCCAGCTTCATCAGTAACTTACGAATTGGTAATTGAGCGTCATGAGCAAAAGTATAGACCTGAACGATGCCCGATTTATATGTATCAATAGTTTCCGCTTGCTCATCTTCAAGAAATTGAATTTCTTGTGTTTGCTGCTCACCGCCTTCGGTGGATAGCGTCATTACCTGCGGCATGACCTCCCACTCTTGGATGGTTTTTAATGTTCCCTTCCCTCCGCCTGCTGGGAATCTTTCTGTGTCCGTGGTATCGACCCCCTCGAGAGTGACACTGGTTTCTGCCGCAGCCTTCACTCGATACACGCCAGACATTCTTTTCCATCCAGATATTACTTGAACAATATCGCCAGCTTTCACGCCGCTAGATGCAGCCACGGTAAGAACTGCCTCTGCGGCGTTGCTTGCTGTAGTAAATTCTACTTCTTTACCATATTTACTTGCCACGTAGACTCGTGAGCCATTAGGAATGTTATAGGCCATTGTTAACCTCTATTTTTATGTATAAAAAACCGCAATTAAGCGGTGTTATCGGATTGCGTTACATCGATAGGATGTACGAATAGGAATGGTGTAATTTGTTTCATCTGAAATTGGAGTAAACTGGCTAGGCTCTCCGTTAATGTAGATACCCGCCCCTAATGTTAATCCATTTTCTAATCTGTTTTTAACGTCATCAGCAATAGTTGATATCTTAGTGTCTCCATCCCCTACTTTGCCAACCACGTTAATTTGGATAACGCCTCGATAAACAGGCATATCCAGAGATAACCCAATGTTATCCGTTTCTGCTGGCATGATATGAAGCTGGAGATAGGGATCGTTGATATCATCAAAATAAAGATTAGGCCATGCGATTTTAAGGTTTAAATCCTTACCAATACTCGCAACCAGCTTTCGTATTTCAGCATTAATTGTCGACTGATTCATGATTTAGTCTCCGATACGGCGGAGTTGAAAAACTGACTAAATTCCTCAGCAGTCACAGCAACCATACCATTAGGTGCTTGTTTCGAATGCCCCATTTCGAGTCGATAAGCATAAGGCACATTGTTTGTGAAATAGATAGCCTTCATTCCTACCTTAAATTGTTCAATAACAACGTTGCCTAACGCCTTTGTCATATTACCTGACTTATCTATGCGACCCGTCTCGCCTTCCGCTGGAGCATCAAATGACACCTGCCAATTACCTCTAAACCGCCCCCCTGTATAACCAGGAGGAACATAAATATCCATAGAGTCATTAACACGAACACGCTTTTTTAATTGACGTCGCTTTGGTGTTAAATTATTAGGATCTTGTTTTAGATATTCATTATGTTCAAAAACTGCTTTATTGTAGTTTGAGGCAACCCTATTAACTTCCCATAATTCAGGATTTCCAACAGGTGACATATCAACAAGCTTCGCTAATATTTTAAACCCTGTATTTTTGACAACCGTTTCAATATTTGCGTTAGATTTGTCGATAAATAAGTTAATCGACTTCATAAACTGATCTGACATATCACGCCCTCAATTGAGACTGATAGCAAATAACAATATCAGCAGGTTTTACGGGATTGGGTTCATGAACGCGCAACCAAACGCCATCGACAAGCACCTTATCCCCTTTCTGAATATCAATATCTGGAGGAAGTATCATTTTAATATCCGTAGAGAGAATAAGCGTGCCGTCGATTTCGTAAGGTTTATATTGCGTTTTTACCCCGACAACAGAAAATAACGTTTCTGGCTCAAATTGCTCCTGCCCCTCATCATCAACCCAATGCTTACCATCACGCTTAGCCTGATAGGAAACGCCATATTTTTTCAACATTCGCAATGCTGTGCTTTGCCCACGCTGATAAATGTTCATCGCTACCTCATTGCAAATGTATTAATGGCAAATCCATCTGAGACATCAATCAAGCCAGACAATAAACCTTTTAACCAAGGAAAGTTTGGTGCGCCAGTATTAGTGCCTTCGGCATATTGCACAGTAATAGCCCCCTCAATTCGCTCAGAGGTGATTTCAGCGCCTAACGTTGGCTGTAGGTCATTTTCTACTGATTCAATCGCTAAACGGCATTGAGCTTGGATTAATTGCTTTGGTATCTGATCGCTTGGGATAGCCACGCCATCACGAGATAACCCTGAACGTGGGAAAGATAAAGGCTGGTTTGGATTGGTTCGTTTACCTAACCATTTCTGCGACTCAAGATAATCCATTGCCGTAATTAGTAATGCCTCTAATCCACTATCTGCCAAAGTGATATTTCTATCCTCAGCGTATTTCTTCAAATCATCAACACTGGCGTAGCTATTAAATGTTAGAGAGTTCTTATCAGGATCAATCATGCTCACCTCAAAAAAAAGAGGGGCACAAAGCCCCTTAAATTACTCATCTGGAGAAGTTTTTTCTGTGAATGTAATTGCATCAGTATTTTGCGCAACACCATCAACAGTGGCCGTGACAATAAATTCACCTTGTGCATCAGAAGTTAATTTCACTGTCGCACCACCAGCTTTGCCCGTCTTAGATGAAGTAACGCTTAATTTACCACCTGTTGTAGACCAATTAACTGTAGCTCCTTCGACTGGAGAGCTACCCTTGGTGTAATTAAGAGTGATCGTTACTGTATCTGTACTGTCAGCGATAGCGGACGTTTTATCCGCTGACAGGGTTACTTTCCCTCTTCGGCAATCAGTTTAATCATGACGCCAGCAGTTAATTTGTCGCTAGTGAAATGCTTCTTCCAGTTACCTGCGGTGCCTAACTGAGTTAAATCAGGGTTTTTGCCTTTTGATTCATCCCAGCTATAGCCCAGAACACCAACGTTAACCACACCTTCACCACGATAACCAATTTCCAAGTTCTCCTTATCATTGATTTCATAAGATCGGAAAGTTGGCTCTTGGGATTCAGTGATGGTCACGGCTCCCGGCACTAAACCAAAGATAGCATCTACTGGCGCCGTATCTGTTACCAGCACAGGCTTGCCTAGCGTGCCAGGCTGACCACCGTAGATAACTACACCTGCCTCTTCATACACTTTGTTGTCAATTGCCTGATCAACAATATCGAAGTAGGTTGTGGAGTGCATAACAAACAGATTTACGCGGTTGAATTTATCGCCGTATTTGCGTAAACCTTTGGTCAGCGTTTTCTTGCCATCTGTCGCAATATCCGCAGTCACCACCATTTCTTTGTTATTACCAATCGCAGCACCTAAAGCAGCTAAAGAGTATTTGATATAACCCTCCAGTGAAGCATCTGCCGCATCGGTACCCACCAGCTCAGAGAACTCCGATACATCACGGCCACGGCGTTTAAATGCTTCTTCTGTCGTTGCATAGGGACCATATTTCCAAGGTGCTTTTACATCAACAGATTCGCCCGCGCCGATTTTTTTGTTCTCTACTGTGTCCGTAGAATTTACATCACGGTGTTCAATAGAACCGCCAATTTGGTAGAAAGCACGTTTACGGAAGTCACCTTCAATAAACAGATTATCTAGCACGATAGCGCCATTTGATGCCTGATTAAAGACGGCTAAATTATCTTGGCGACGCTCTAAGAACGCCGTTTGTGCCAAATCGTTATAAATCACTAAATCGCTATTAGTTGTCGTAGCCATTACTTATATTTCCTTACTCTTTTGGAAGTTTTAAATATGCGTCACGCCCGTATCGGCGAATATAATCAGCCTTGTCACTGGCGGACATTTGAGAACGTTTAAAATGTGCACCACCTTGTTTATGTTTCCCTGCATCTGTACCAGAGGCTGCGGGGAATAAGTGAGGAGCACTTTCTTTTAGGGATTCAATCCATTCAATAGGTGATAATGGCGTGCGACCATCTTTGCCCATGATTGGATTGCCATCTTCATCAACGGCTACGGCCTGACCTTCATCGTTGATCTGAAAAATGCCTTTGGCACGTAAAATTAAATCTTCTTGAGCGCTGGTTAATGCACCCGCTTTCCCTGCTGCGGAACGAATTTCATCGCCTAATACACGAGCACGGAATTTATTTGCAAACGCCTCAGCCCTTTCCACTCGGCTATTGGCTTCTTTCAGTTGTTTATCAACGTCATTGCGTAAGCGCTCAGTACGTTTATTAATGACTTCATCAATTTTGCCGTCAGCGATTAACTTGGCTTCTTCATCATTTTCAAAACGTTTGAGAATTCCACGTACAGCATCGGGATCAATACCATCAAAACGCTTGAGATTATCGTTTTGCTCTTTGAGCTTGCCTAGCAACTCACTGTTTTTAGCCTTTAGCCCTGAAACCTGCTGGTCGATAATAGCTTGAATTTCTGGAGTGATTTCCGGTGTTCCACCACCTCCACCTTGCGAACCATCATCAGTATGTGAATAATATTTGCGTTCGATATTCATAAATAACATGTGATTCCCCTTGGGATTGAATGCGCCTAGCGCGTTGTGATAAATCAGCCCTGAGCTGAATTCGGTTAATAAAAAAGGCCACCGAGGTGACCTTGTTAAATGGTTTATTGATTAGCTATATCCAGCCTCTCTAAATGCCTGCTTGTCTATCTCCCTGAGTTGTTCGAGAGAAATAAACTCACCTTTGTCAGTATAAAACTCAGAAGGATTCATACCGCCTTCTTTCATCAACCTAAATCGCGTTTCCCCAAACACCTGTCGCTGTCGCCACTCAGGTTGTCGCTGTATCCAATCAAGAAAATTAGTATCCGCTGGCACTTGCCCGTCCATTGATGCTCTCGTTCCTGCATCCATCTCATCTAAATCAATGCCTAATTCACGCCATGATTTAGTAACCAATGTTTCTGTTGAACGGCAATTGAAGTGGATTTTTCCGGGGCCTTGTAGATAAGGAACTTTATGACCAATAGGCTTACCTTCCAGCGTGTATCTCAACCTATCCCGAATAATGCAATCGTGAGATGTTTTATTATCGAGGGTAGATAACCATTGCTTACAATCAAGAATGTCTTTATTGGCATCAGCAAACTGATCTCGCGCTGTTGCTTGTAAATGGCTAATGGCCGTTTTAGCTATTGTCGTCGCATTAGCTCGGCTTAGCTGCAATACGCCATCCTTATAACCTTGGTTTGCATGTCCTCTGATTTTACGTCCGATTTCTACCGCACTATCACCATTCAAATAACCATTACGAACGGCGTTATTTATGCGTGTCATGCGATCTGACTCTAATCCATCAGCCCATTCAGAAAGTAATTTCCCTTGAAATGGGCGAGACATGACTGAGGAAAATAGCATTTCCTCTGTAATGCTCATTAGTGGGTATTTGCGTAGAACAACATCAGGTAGTAGAGAATCAAAAAGGGATGAGTAATAACCAGCCTCATATAATGCATGTGCTCTCATTTCTTCCGTCAGTAGCGAAAAAGCGCCATCAACAGCTCGCTTATTAATACTTCTAACGCTGGATAGCAACGACTCCAATCGCCTTGCAGTGAAGCTATTAATATCGATAGAGGCATCATCCAACGCCACAATAAGTGAAGCCGTTAATTCAGCATCAAACTCATTGAGCGCCTTTATCATCCGCCTCGCGACACCAGTAGAATAACGACCAGAAAACAGAGAGTGAGCAATCAATTCATCCATCAACCGCTCATTCACTGATCTCATGTCTCACCTACCATTGCCGGCTCTTGATTATTAAGCTCATCCACCACCACATCAACATCATCAGCGGGGTCGATAACATCATATTTTTGCAAACTACGAACCAAATCAGATTTACGCGTTGCGCCAGATTGCCATGCTGCGACGATTTCACGGATCATCGAACTATCGGCAATGTGATTAACGAGGTCTTTGTTAATTTCAAAAGAAATATCTTTCGTGTCTAAACCTAAGTATTCAGCACACCATATTAGCGATTTACTGCATGCATCGGAAACGTTAGAGCAACAGATACTCAGGATAGAGGTTTGTGCGTTCTGCTCACCGACAGATTGAATAACCGTTTTAACCTTGCTATCAGCAGAAACTAACTGAGCACCAAGCGCCACCATATAATCGCGCTTACTGTCCATCGCCTCCTTTGCCAGCATGTTAGGTTGAGCCTGAGCGTAACCAAAGAAACCTTTTTCTGGCAACATAATTGGCGAGCGAGAACCAACCATAACGCCTTTCTTTTCTAGATAGTCACGCCATTCTGTTCCTAGCCCACCTAGATAAGGTTGTATTTGCCCACAGAAGAAAACAGAATCTTCATAATCAGCAGAGTTTCGATAATGCCCTAGGTTGATTTTTGCCAATCCTAGAAGTGGGGCTTCATCAATAGTGTGATCATTATTCTGTGCACCAATAAATGTAAATGGAATTTCATTCCACACACCGTTACCAGCACGCGCAGGTATATACTCAGAAGAAATTTCAAAAACGCTACTTCCACTGGGCTTGCGATAGACACGACAGACAAACTTACCTTCTTCTATCGACAATACTCGGTATTGAACCTCATCCTTAAAACCAAACCCGTCCTCTTCTTCGACTGTCTCACGCAATACCACCAGCGTTAACATAGTGCGACCATTAATACGAGCTGTGCGCCAGTTAATGATGTCTTCAGCACGATATTGGAATATGTACGGGAGTTTCGAATCACTGTTGTAATCAACATACAGACCATGCCGCCCTACCTCTAATACCGACTCAAGCGAGGACTGAGCGAGTTGATAAATACTTGAGCCCGCACCATCAGCATCATCTTTTAAACACGAAAGCTTTTCGACAATAGCAACTAAGGGATCTTTTTTAAATGCCATCCCTATCATGCCGTTGCGAGTATTGCCCGTTATTGGATAGAACACCGCACGGTCTTGATAATCTTTATTGCGCTTCTTTTTGCGTTTGCCATCTTGTTCTTCAAGTTCAGGAAGATAATTTTTTATATCTTCACCGCCTCGGCAAACAGCGCGAACTAACTCCCACTGAGGAGCAGCCGCTTTATACTCCGGTCGAGTGAAATCTACATTTGTTGTACTCATCAGAAGGTTGTTCCTAGGTTAATTTCGAATGCTGGGCGGATAGGTTTATGCAATACACGATAGCGAGTAGCATCCCAATCATGATCCTCTTGCTCAGTATCGACATCATCAGGGTTTTTAGAGTCTCTAACTAAAACAGGTACACGGCTAATCCACCCTCGGCAATAATCAAATACATAGAAAGCAGGTTTTTCAGGCATGCCTGCCTCTGTTTTTTTACCCTCAATCACCGCCTCAAGCATGTCAGCAAATAAAGATGCCCCGTTAATACGTGAACCTGGGTTCTTGTTTGCTTTCATCCAGCCAACACCTTGAGCTTCCATTTTTTGGGCGATAGAGTCTTCATCATCGCTTGGTGTATAAATAGCGTTATCAGCAGGCCCTTTAATTACCTTTTTACAAATACCCGGCATGATATTTAATTGCCCCTGAGTCTTTCCGTCCTTACTAATTTCACTAGGGATGACGGAATCAACTCCGATTAAACGCTCATCAATCCACTTAATGCCTTTAGCAACATTGGTTGATGACATGTTTAACCCTTTATTCAGCTCATCAGGAGGACAGCCGTACCACTCACCTATCAAAATTAAAGTGCCAGCAGGGGGGCAGAATTTACGACCATCGGGTAAAGTGGCTTCGGTACCATCTGATTGTGCCCACCACAGGTTAGAAAATGGCTTTGACTCTCCCCAGTCATGGGAGCGGTCAACAATCCAACTGTCGGGGATCTGAAACGGTTTAATAACGTGATGCGTTGCATTCCAAAGGTGGTCAAAACGCCCACCGCTCGTCACATCCCAAGAACCCTCTACCCACGCTTTGCGACGATTTGGGTCTTTGATACCCATCAATGTTGCAATGTACTGAGGATCTAAGTAAGGGTTTTCCTTAAATGAACCATGAATAGCGACGCGAGTTAATGTAATTTCCTCATCACGTTCAGTTTGTGGGTTAAATACTTTTTGCGTTTCACGAATAACTGTTCCACGAGGAGCTGGTTCTATAAATCTTTTCTTTACCCATGTGTGCCCAATACCAAATGGATTCGTAGTACTGAATGTTTCTAAAGGGATAGGTTTTAACAGTGAACCATTTTCAAGTGGATAGTCTTCGGGGCGGAATGACGAACGACGACAGGAGAACATTGCTTCATAAAAATCGGCTGATTTTTGCTTGGTTAATTCGTTAAAGCCAATAAAGGGGAACTCTTGACCATGGTAATCCCAATAATCATCTGCTTCTTTACCAAACCGGAATAACAGCTCTTCACCTGTCGGCCACACCCAGCGCAACTCAGAAGCAGAAGCAAGAAAACGAGCACCATCTTTAAATAGGCGATACATACGCTTCGATTGAGTAATGATATCCGCAAGGTTTTTATATTCTGTATCAAATATAACACCACGCCAAAATGTGCCATAACCCACTCCAACATTGCGCCTAAAACGCGCCAATTGAGCCGCTGTTTTACCGGGGCCTCGTGTTCCTTCATACAATATTTCGTTGCATGGACAACTTAGTGATAAAGACTGAGAGCCGGGCAAAGGTTTCCATACTACGTTGTAATTCATCCACCTAATACCTCACCTTGTTGCTGTTGCGCAGCCTTTTCCCAGTCATCCACGTTGTCACAGGATGGAACAGGCATAATGTTGTGTGTAGCTTCGACTTTTTGCTCAATTTGCTCTTTGAATGCTTGCACTTTGACGTGCTTACCAAGAAGCTCAAGGTTCTTAACTTTGTCAGGCCATTTTATTTTCTTGAGTAAAGCATCGGTTCCTTCCTCACCTGTAGAAATTGACATAACATCTAAACCGCTTAATGTTGTACGCCAAACTTTAGGCCAATCCCTTACAGGCTTTAAGTCGCCACTCTCGTTGAGTATGTCCAATACATCCATTTTGTCTATTTCAACCAACCTATTGAGGACATAATCAGCATTTATCTGAAGCCGATCACTTCTTTTCTTCAATAGTTCAGATATTCTTAACTGTATATCAGGTTTTGACAGGTTTTCTGATGCCGTGCGGTTAGCAGTTTTCTCGCTGTACCCCGCACGAATAGCCGCCTGTGTGGCATTTAAATCGATGAGGTACTCGCGACAAAACATTTCTTGTTTGTCTGTAAGTGCCATGTAAATACCTTAAGGAATAAAGTTTTATGAGTAATGAATTTAAATCTGGCGATATTGTAAGATTAAAATCTGGTGGTCCTAATATGACAATCAAAGTATTTTCACCGTCTCAAGGCAATTCATATATTTGCCAATGGTTTGCAGGTAAGAAATTAGAGCAGGGATTCTTTAAGGCAGACTCTATTGAGTTAGCTCCCCCAAAGCCATAATCCCAAACACCAATCCACTATCTGTAATTGATGTTGTACAGTGGATGATGACTGCTTTAGCTGCTGACGAATGCCTATACCAGCAGGATGTCGTTGATTACCTCATTAAAGTAGATAATGAACAGCACCTGAAAGAAAATGCAGATGGTAACCAAGCACTATCAACTAAAGTGATCAATAGATTTAGAATTGATAGTGGTTTGAATGTTGTTTGGGTAAAGCCCGATAAATACTGGCGGTACCGTGTCAATGAAGACGAAGAAGGTAGGGAATCCAGAGGTTAAGTGTCATACCCAATTCCATTTTGGTTTGATATTGCCTCTTCTATAGCTTATTGGGCGGAGGTGATTCCGCCATTTTTATCAATACCACTCAAAAGAATGACGTTTGTAGAATTTTATAAAATTTCTTCAAACACAATTTCTTTCTTAAAACAGAGCTTCATTAACCAAGTGCTGTGAATCAAAGCTCCAATAATAAACACTGGGTGCATGTAACGGCGCAGTGTCATTTTGTAATGCAGTGTTCCTGTTTTCATATTCCACCCAATAAAAAAGGCCGCTAGGGCCTGTTCATCGTTAAATGTTAATTAAATCAATCTCCTCAATTTTGAGGAGTGCAATATTTATTACTTTTCATGATTTAATAACTTGCCACCACCAACTAAACCCAATGCCATCTGGCTAATGTCACCAATTAACTTTTCAGCACGGTTTAATATAACCAAATCATCTTGTCGCTTACGTAATCGGCGACCTACATCACTGGAATCTTCATCCGAAGCTTTTCTTGCCACCGCTAACATGTGTTGCAATTGCTGAATGGTAAATCCAAATCCTGATTCCGCTTCCAACTCTGTCATGTGGTCGAATACTTGGGCTTGAAGCTCGTAACTGTAACTCATAGCCATTAAGCAAGCTTCTCGCTTAAAGAATCGATAACATGGGTAAGTACGACCTTTGCTGTCTGTGTAATCTGAGAAAAATTTCCCTGATTGTTTTTCACCCAAAACTTTAGGTACTTTCTTTAAAAAGTCATTGTGTTTTAGTAGGCGATATTTTTTACATGGAAAATTCAATCCTTCAGATTCAGCCTTTGCCTTTCTATCAGCATTAATGTAGTCAACCATTTCCAAGCTGGTCATGGTTGGTTGTTCAGATATAGCATTATTGATGACAGTTAATTTAGTCATTAGTTAGTTCCTTTTAGAGATAAACCTTGCGCTCAGGAGTAACCAGCCCAAAGAGGGTTAACCAAACCACTACTGGTTATCCTCAAGGCTTATCCTGAAAGGTTCTTTGGTGTGTATGTGCCGAGCGTGGCACAGGGTGAAATGCGATTTATGTAGATACGGGATTATCCCGTATGTAGATATAACCTGTTGATTATGCTTAATTCTGTCACAAAACCAGAATTGGAAATCAGGTCACTTACGGCTTACCCGTCAGCCAGATAGAGACCACCTCACTTAATTGCGAAGAAGCCATTAAAAAGCCCCTGACTTCTCAGAGGCTCATTATTCGCTTGCATATTTTGAATGCGTCAACTACATTTAATGTGATATTCATTAGTTCAACAGATGTACTTAGCCCGCGGTGTGTGGGCTTTTTTTATTCTTTCGGAATGCTTTTATCCAGTTCTTCCCGGAATTGATCTGGCTTATCAAAACCCTGCGTTGCCATGATATTTCTCCATTAAAAAGCCCCGCTATTTTGCGAGGCTCAGATTTGTAATATCTGCTTGAGATTACTACCTTTTTAATGTTGTGGTTATTCACGATTAACGTATAGTGACGTTACATTCATGAACTATTATTCTCTACTTTGCCTCGATATCTGGGGCATTTCTTTGTTGTTCAATTTCCCGTATTGCTTTCTTGTCGAGAGTTAAGACTTATTTGACTTTGTGGCAAGAGTCACAAGATCAATAAAGTCCTGACAGAACTCAAGTCGGTGTCCGTGATCGTCCACGAAGTTATATTTATTAAAGTGTTCTAATATTTCCTCGGGACTTTTCCCGTTAATAGGAGATTTAGAAATTGAATCGTGTTCCTGTTTCATCTTCAAACCTTCAATCAGTTGGTTATGACCCAGCCACTCATGTGTTAGAAATTGCATTTCACAGTGGTGGCATTTATCAGTATTTAAATGTACCTGCTCATATTCATACCGGATTAATGAGCGCCCCATCCAAAGGTCAATATTTTGATGTCTATATCAAAAAGGCTGGCTACCCTTATCGCAAGGTTGGATGATTAAGTTAAAGCGGGGGAATCCTCGCTTTTTCGATTTCTCGAATGGCTTTCTTATCTAAATTGCACTTTGCTATTGAATTCATCGCATCAACTAGCAGTTGTGGCATGTCGCCCCAGTTCACTTTTTCAGGAATATCAGGCTGAGGACAATCAGCGGTTAACTGAGCGGGTATCGGCACTGGCTGAACGGGTATCAATACCTCTTTTGTACTTGTGCAACTCACTAACAACATCATCGGGCACAGCAGTATTAGCGCACTCATTGTCTTTGAGTACTGTTTTGATAACAGTCTTAACTTTGACATGTTCTGAGTCCTCTAATTGCTTTGCTTTGATGTTGTCGAGCGATGCTTGATAGTGAAGAGTGATAGCTGATTGGGTTACTTTGTTTAGTAGCTGGCTTGTTGATAATTGCTCAATGAGCTTTCCATTCTCTTTACTCACTTTGACCATCTGATATGTCAGTATTAAGCCAAATATGAATAGCAACAGCCAGCAAATAAACGGTGCTAAAGCTATAAGCCTTTTCACAGCAAACTCCACGCCTTTTCGAACGTAGCCTCATCGTATGGCTGTGAGCCATTTTCATGACGAATGATTGCCTTGGCCAGTTTAATTGTGGTTGCCTTATCATAAAGACTGATAACATCAGTAGGCGATACACCCAACTCTTTAGCTACACCGTTAATATATGCTCGGGTGTTGTTTTCATTCGTCGGAGCCCAGCGGTCAATCAGGCCTGATACAGTTTTTAACCCGTATTTACGCTGGTAGGTACGAAGTAGTGCCATCAATGCACGAATACCATAAACAGGGCTTTCGAATCGACAGAAGCGAGGTTCAATACTTGGGTCATGCGGCAATTGCCCTTTCCAATTATTGGCTTTGTTGTAATCAATGTTACCAGGGTTGTTATTGCGAATGCCTCGCGCTTGCTTAGTCATTGTTCACCCCCGCCCTGCCTTTAATAATTTTACTCAGACCATCCACGCCGACATACCCAATGAATACACTGGCCAGATATGCCAATTCATGATTAAGTCCAAGTAGCGTTAAGAGGTCTTTTACAAACCATGCAAACAACGCACACATGGCACCATCAAATAGCGTCTTCTTCCAACCGCCGCCGTTGTACTTGCCGCGTAGAATCGCCATGCCTGTTGCTAGTGATGCGCTAATACCTTGCTCCTTATGAGCAGCAATAATTTGAAATACGTTATCCCAGAACTCGGGGTTTTCTTTCATATGATCCATACTCACCCCCTTTACTGGAGGAATTGGTTAATAGAAAGCCACCATTAGGTGACCGGATTTGGATTAATGAATTTAATCAGCATTTGAGATAAGTTAAATGTTCAGCCCTGTGAATTTTACCGAAGGGATGGCTGATTAACTTCGGTGTGAGGAAATATATGGAAAAAATAGCATCAATAACCAGCATTTCAAACCTATACTCTGGATTTGTCGACTACAAGCCTACAGCGCAAGTCCATACTGATAATGGATTGTTTATTACTGTTGACCTTGGAATTGATAATGAAACCATACGCAACATGACAATCTCTGAAATAGAAAAATTAGCCTTAAAACTAGCATCAGAAAATTAATTAGTCATTTTAAGCTGGAATACCTCATGGCTTAATTCGTTATAACCACAGCTCACTTTCGCTTGCATGTCAGTGAGCTGTTTTTGTAACTCTGCGATCTGAATGTCTTGGCTTGTTACTCGTGCTGATAATTCACTGATCACTGATTCTAAATGTTGATTGCTCATAACTACCTCTCTTAAATAGAAAGCCCGTCGCAAAATTGCAGTAATTAAACATGTTGATAGTGATTTGCGGTGGCTGTATACGAAAAAGGCCGCACTAGGCGACCTCTTGAATGTGAACTTGTAAGCAATCCTTACAGCTTTAATTGGCGACACCGGAATTCCGATATCGGAACAATATTAAACGTTATAAATAGACTGTCAGATAAAGTTTGTTTCTTTTTTTAAATTAGATGGTTAAAATAACTGCGACTAAGTATTTTTTCTGGTTTTGCTCATTGGGCGTTGCTCTCAACGATCCTTTGCCACCATCCCAAAAAGTTGGTGGCTTTTTTTTATAATCCCGTTTTCTTAACACTCTTCATCTGACAGCTTATCGCGCTCGGTTTAAGGGCTGGCTTTTTGTCCAGTACGGCAAACGGCCAGCAAGTACGCGAAAAAGGTTGCAGTAGATGGCCAATGGCTTTGCGTCTACGCCTATCATTTCAGGCAACAAAAAACCCCGCCGGAGCGAGGTCTTGAATTGGCTTAATGCGACTAGGTATAAAATGCCCATTATTAGAAGATAATAAGCCAAGTTTATGCAAAAATCAAATGGAACACATTATTTTATTACCCTACTGAATGCTTTTTCTGCTGCGCTTTCTTCAATAAAACACTTGCTAGCCAGTTTTTCATAAAATGGCTTCCAATTGCGTGACCACGATGATTGAGTCAAATCAGGCACTAAGTGCTTTATCGCATTAAATGCTACTGATGACGGTACACGCTTAAAGCCCCGCCCAGCACACCGAGGGCAATCTTTAAATACTGGCGCACCTTGTAACTCGGTTTGTACTTCATCTAATACCTTTCCCCGCCCTTTGCAGCGACAACGGTGTGTGATTTGTCCTTTCCCAGCGCAAGAAATACACAACTCACCGACCAATTCCTCTCTGATATTTGGATCAACAATCGTTTCGCCTTCAAGAGTAGTGATACCGGGATGTTTGACAACATCTTTCATTTTGTAGATCAACCCTTTCCCGTTACATACTGAACACTGACAAACCGACCCTGCTGAACGTGCATAGTCTTCAAATGCCATCTTGGCCAGAACAATTAAACAGTAACCCAGTTTCTTACCCGCAGCTTTGCGAACTAATTTAGGCGCTACTTTAAGTGCATATTGGGTCAAGGCTTCCACAGTCGAAAATTTATCCTCTTCGCTGATGTCATTTTTAGCCAGAAAGGCTGTCATACCGAACTTAGCTTGTGATTCAGTCATCCCCATAGCTGCCATGATATCTGTTCCCGTTATTCGGTCAGGGGAGGTGCAACCTGCTACATTGCCAAATGTCGGTGACTTAGGGTGAAAGTTTTTCAGTGCATTTTCGAGTTTCATTAAGCCACCTCTCTCTGTTTCCGAATAAAAACACGTTCCCTTGCTTCACAACCTTGTGTGAGCATGTCGTTAAAATCGTTTAAGTCAGGCCATCTCACACTAACTTTTTCAATATCATTGTTAGCCACTAGGTTTTTTCTGGCGCATTCATAAGCTGCCGCCTCACCCGTTGCACTCCAATCGTTATCAGCGAAAACAATTAGGTGCTTAACACCCTTTGGTGCAACAAACTTCGCCATATGGCCCGCATTCATTGTTGACCAAGTATTAACGCCATAGATTTGCTTACAGGAGAGTGCAGTTTCTAGTCCTTCGGCGATCCCCAGTGTTGAGGCCACAGGAAACATGCGGATAGCGACTGAATTTGCATACTCTAAATAATTATCTTCCTGCAGCGAGTCCATTCGTTTGACTAGGGATAGCCGTGCCTTTTTATCGCCTTCTAAATACGTCCTATGCAGGTAACAAGGTTGCCCTTTTGAGTCTGTTGCCAGCGCCCATATCGCTTGAAAGCTGTTAGGGTTATGTTTTACGGGTTGCTTATCACAAAATTTAACCTGTTCACTCGGCAGCTCATAGATACCGCGATTGTGTAGATATTTAGCCCCTGAGGTATCTTTCAGCGATTTCAGGTTTGAATAGCACTTAATGACCCGTTTCCTAAATCCTGCAATTGAGGTATCTTTAGTTTGTGGTTTAGGCACTATGTTTTCTCGATGATTGCCAAGAAGTATATCCACTTCATCAGCCAGAACTTTAAAACTCTTACCTTGTGTTTTTTCCAGCAACTGAAAACCAGTGCCCGAACCACAGGTACAAATCCATGTTCCCAGCCCATTTTTATCATCAATACGAAACTTGCCCTTTCTCTCACATAATGGACATTTGCCTTTAAAGTGTTTACGCCCAGTTATAGGGGGTAGCCCATAGTGCGCAAATATTTTTGCCCATTGTCCTTTTGCGGCATCAATTGTATTCAAAGTAATGCTCCTTGCTGTGGTGTGTGACTTAATTGATTTTTTATACTGGTGATGTGCTGTTGGGCTTTCTTCCTGCCTTTCGCCCATTTAATTTGTTTATGTTTAATGTAATTACTGACCTCTGGAGTGATTTCTTGCGGGTTCTCGTGCAGCCCGTTTGGTTTTTCGCCAAACTTTTCAACAAAGGTATGAAAAGCCCAACCTTTACCTATCGGTCTTCCCTCGGCAGCTCTGACGTTTTGGTAATATTTAAGTTGAGAATAGAAACTTTGCTTTTCTTGCTGGGTATAAACTTTTTCAGTCTTACTTAATTTTTTGATGTTGCGTGTCGTATCGACTTCGACGTCTTCCCCTGCGAGTGGCTTAAATCCACACTTAGGGCAAGCATAAATACCTGCTGGCTTCATGTAGTGGCATGAGGTGCATTCTTTCGGTTTCTTTTCGCGCTTTTCCTGCTCACGAAAACTATTAGCCTCTTTCATGCCGTCATTTTTGCTAGGCAGTTCGTCATATTCGATATCATCAGGAAAGCCTAAGCGATGGACAGAACCGGAATGATCAAAGATGAGACATTTATCTTTGCCCGGCGCTTTACGTAATCCACGACCTAGACACTGCACCCAGCGGATTTCTGATTTAGTAGGTCGGGCGTAAATGATGCAGCGAACATCACTATCAAAACCTGCGACAAGCGTTCCGACATTAACAATGATCTTAGTTGCACCCTGTTCGAAACGGTGAATAATGCCTCGGCGCTCGTCATGTGGTGTATCAGCTGTAATGACTTCCGCATTTACCCCTGAGCGGTTAAAAGCAACGGTGACGTAGTTTGCATGGCTGACATTGACGCAAAAACAGATCGTTGGTAGGTTTTCACCATTAGCCAACCAGTTATCGACCACATCGCCAACCAAATCCGCACCCGACATAATTTCAGCGATCTCAGCCTCTTTATAATCACTACCGAATTCCTCACTACGAACTGATTTCACTTTTGATAAATCTGGTTTTGTCGGCGCGTAAAATTCGTATTTACTTAGATCCCCACGCTGAATAAGCTCCTTCATCGTTGTGGGTTTAATCAGCCTTTCGTAATACTCACCAAGAAACGGGGAAAACGGAGTTCCTGACAGCCCGATTACTTTGAGGTCAGTATCGCGAATGACTTCGAGTATTTTCTTGCGGCGTAAATGGGCCTCGTCGATTATGAGTAAATCAATGTTGTCAGGAAACTCACGGCGAATAACCGTATCTGCTGAGGCAATTTGGATTAATTTTGTTGGGTCATAATTGGGATGATTGGCCCAAACAAATCCGATTTCTTCCAGTGGTATGCCATACTCTTGAAAACGCTCCGCTGTTTGAGCGATCAGATTTGTGTATGGCGCACAGAACATAACTCGCATATTGCGCTTGATGTAACCGTTTGTGATAAATGCCGCTAGCCCTGTCTTACCGCTCCCTGTTGGGCTATAAATCATAAACGTGCGGTTTTGCTTCCAGTTTTGACGCAACATAGCTAAACCGCGTTCCTGTGCAAAATTTGGTGTAATGTTTAACATCCGTTCCTCACTTGAATAATTTACCCTGCCAAGGTCGAAGCCTTTGGAAGATTTATCATTTAGCCATCTAAACGGCTGGTGGGTTTTATAACCCCTATAGAGATCTATATTTAAGATCTAGCTCCTTCCTTGGCAGTGCCTTCCCTAACACCCCTTTCAAAGATCACCCCCCTTACCCCCCCTAGAAAGTTTTCCCCTCTTCCCCAGAAAACAATCTAGACGGCTAAACGTCTTAACCTCTAAATCCCCCTTAGTGAATTACTGACCAACCAACAACGGCGCTGAGGTATAACCTTGCATTGCCTTCGAATAACGTCTCACGTACTGCCTTAGCCTTGAGTTCGCTTCATGTCTCGCTTTGTTAACCTTGCGGTATGAAACTGGCTCTAATTCCCAATGCTGCTGATACACTTCTGAATAAGCCACCAGCGCCCTATTTCTCGCACTCGGTGACAGTTGCAATAACATTTCCTGAATCCACTTAGCGTCATCAGGAAAGTAATGCTTAGGCATCGGTATGTTGTGTATCTGACTCATTAACACCACCTGCCGAATAAATGTCAGGTCGTAAATCGCTCCTGCTAATTTGGCCATTTGAATTTTGTTCAATTAGCTTGCACATTTTGTACCCGGGTTTTTTATGTCCAGAAAAAACTAATCTCAAATAACCAACCGACGATTCGCACATTACGGCGAACTTTGCTTTTTCTTCGTTTGATAATTTTTTCCAAAAGTCGTACATTTATTTGTACCTCCTGGGTACATTATGCACAATAAAAATGTACCTGCAAGGAACTTGTAACTTGAAGGTACATAAGATTAAATTATGAGCATGAAAACTATCGATCAGATCAGGGCAGAAAACGCCCGAAAGCTAAGAGACTCAGTGGGCGGAAACGCAGCATTTGCAACGCACATTGATCGTGAACCTACACAGGTAAGTCGCTTAATTGGCATAAATCCAACTAAAAAGATTGGCGATATAATGGCTCGCCATATTGAAAAATGCTTTGGTTTGCCTATTGCTTGGCTAGACCAGGAGCACGGAGACAGTAAAACCAACCCACCAGAAATTAAATCTCCTTCAAAAGAATTTAAAATAAGACAAGTCCCTTTGCTCACTTGGGTACAGGCAGGAGCTTGGACTGAATGTGAACCTATTGATATTGACGAAGATTTTATAAAAAGGTATCCATGTCCTGTGCCATGCAGTGAGCGAACATTCGCACTAAGTGTTGTTGGCGAATCAATGTACCCTGAGTATATGCCCGGAGAAATTATTTTTGTTGATCCCGAAGTTCCAGCACTTACTGGTGATGACGTTGTTGCAATGCTTGTAGATACTGGGCAAACAACATTTAAACGCCTGATTGATGACGGCTTTTCAAAGATGCTAAAAGCAGTTAACCCGAACTGGCCAAATCAATATGTTCCCATCAATGGAAATTGTAATTTGATGGGCACTGTTATTTTCTCTGGTCGAGCAAGAAAAAAATAAACGTTTAAATATCATTGAATTAACCCTTTTTTAATTAAAAAGGGTTTTTTTGTACTTGACTATGTACCTCAAAGGTACATAATAAAATCAAAGTTAACCAAAAAGGTACATGCAGATGGATTTTGAAAACATATTATTTAAATCTAAGCAGCTGACATCTCAAATAACTGGAGTTTATGAGTTATCTCTTTCGGGGTTCTCCGGTTCAGATCTGACTGAAATGGTTGGTGTGGCACTAAACCTTTGTTCTTCATTGAATAGCGAAATTCAAGGCATTATTGCCACTGCTGAAAATGCACAACCCAAATCAAAAGTAACAATGGACGAAAGACACCAAACCTCATTCGCCGCACGCTTGCGCCTAGCTCTTGCGCACTCTGGAATGACACAGGCGGATTTAGCAAAACAAATTGGTGTATCACAAGGAACGATTAGCTCATATATCACAGGAAAGGTTAAAGAGGCTGGCATTGTTCGCGCTAGATTGATGGCACAAGCGTTAAGAGTGAGTGCTTTATGGTTAATCTATGGCGAAGGTGAAATGCAGCCAGCTAAATTTTTAACTCATAATAACGAGGTTTAAAAAATGCCGATTATACATTATGCGTCAAATAATGATTCGCTAAAACCTGATATCCGTACAGGTCTATTTAAGTTCTGTTTCTTTGCTGTAAAGCGTAGTGATCTGACTGACAAAGGTTGCCGCAAGGATGTTTACGCAACGGATTTGAAATCAGCAAAATTACAACTTGTTCGTGATTATGTTTTATCACTGGCATCACAAATACCAGCAGGAGCCGTGACATGTCACACGAAATTGAATTAAGTGTTGCCGCAAAAAAAAAGCGCTCAATTGAATGCGATACTGTTTCAACTCAATAGCCAATTTATAGGGGATCCAGTAGTGGATAGTTTAATTGAGTTGGCTTACGAACTATCAAACCCTGTGGCAGGTTGGTTAATTGAAGAAAATGCACAACGGGATAATGGACATGGATAAAGCAGCCCCCCAAGTACAAGTTAGTGAATGCATGTATGTATTTAACCGAGTGAAGGCGTTTTTAATTGCTGCTCAATATCTAAATAGAGACAACAGCGAAAAACATATTGCCAGTCAATTAATCGCTCAATGTGAAGCTGAGATTGATGATATTTTGGAGAAAGAATAGTGAATGACAATATTAAATTAAGAAACTCAGCAAATACAGAATTAACTTATGCTAGAGCAATTATAAATACTATTTTAAATTCAGCCATTTTGGATAATGAAGATATCGAAAACACTTTAGAAGCGGCATTAAAATTAATTGAACGGGCAAATAACAATATAGCTCAGATAAATATTGAGGTTCCAAATGCATAATTTAATGTTCCCCCCCCCTGTTGAGAGCAAGAATTCTGATTTACATAAAACAGCTTCACTTGCTCAAAGATATGCAAGAGAGCTAACAATAGAAATAAAACCATTGCTGAATAGATTGTCTACATCATTTCCAAAAGAGGCTGGTCGACTTATTGGTTTATTGAGCGAACTTGATTTAATGACTAGCGTTACACTATCAGGGGTAGAGAAATTAATGAATACGGACTAAGCATGAATACTACAACTTATAACGTAATGACCATGTGTAAAATGAACAATATGCCCCCCCCCTAAATACATTGATGAATTTTGGCAACATCACGATGAATGGGAGTGCAAGATATATAAACTGGTAGATGGTGATTATCAATTAGTAAATTCATTTTTCGAATATGAAAATGCATCAAGTGAAGCTAAAGAAATAATGAATCAATTACCAAAAATGAAAGAGCGAATTATCGCATTTTTAAACTTAAGGAAATAAAGTCATGGTTAAAGCAATTGAATTAGCAACAGGATTTGAGATTCAGGTCGTTGAGCGCCCCGTGTATATTATTAATGGCGCCAAACGTGCATATCTCAGTGAGCGTGCAGCTCTCAATAAATTATCTAGCATCCTAACAGAACGTGAGTTCCGTGAAAAAGGTATTGAAACAAACTATGAAGATGAACATATTACCCTTGAAAACGGTACTATCGCTCACAAACGAGGTGAGCCAACTGAGCATTTCATGGAGCGTAAAGAAGCTAAATATGCTGAGCTAAGCGAAAAGCTGAAAAAAGAACGCGAAATTAAACGCCTTGAAATGGAATACAAAAAAGCAAAAGATAAATGCAAAGATGCAGATATCGTAGCTAATGAAGTATATAAAAAATTAATGGCTGCTCAAAACTTATAATTAAATAACCAAATTAAATTTAAATCAGCGTCAACGCTGAGGGAATCCCTTTATCTAAACTTAGGAGTAATTAAATGGAATATAAACTATTAATAGGCAAAAGGAGAATGACTTACATCAACTGTCTATTAGATTACTTTAAACATGAAGGTAAAAAGCCCCAATTTAAAGCAGTCGTTAACAATGAAGAAGTCATAATCACATTAACTAACGAAAACCTTAATAATTTCTTTCGTGATGTATATGAGGAGTTGGATTGCAAGCAGCGCTGTAAGTATTCAGACAAGGATATATACGATACTTACGCATTACTTTATACGAAATACGGAAACATAACCGAACTAGGAAAATTATTAATCAATGTAATTACAAAATATATGCCTGCTTATTTAAATGGGGAGCCGTATGTATATGACGAGATTTGACCAATTAATGAATGAAGGGAAAGAGCTAGAAGCAAAGAAATTATATCGCCGTGCTGCAGATAAATACAACCAAGCCTTTTCTATTTCAATCCCCGGCAGTTCTGATGGTTTGAGTTATCAAGAAAAGGAAAGCAAGACGGCAGCAGATAGATGTTTATCTAAGGCAAAAGTTAAAGTGACGGAGAGTTATTTATGAAAAGTGAAAATATGGCCGTAACTCAACTAATAGAAATTTTAAAAGAAAAAGTACCAGACTGCCCTGCTTGGATGCTCGATGAGTCTCGTGCACATGATCAAGCACTAACGCACCAGGAGCTAACAGAGTTCGCTGAATGCGCAGTTAAGCGCAAACGCTACATTCAGGCCGCAAAGTACCTTATTTACTGCAAGGAGCGATTTGGACTCAGCGCCAATGGAGACTATCAGTTTTCTTATAAAAACTTTGACGTCTACCTAGATATTGAAGTGATTGAAACCTTATTGATCCATCAAATTGAGCAACCACTATTAGCTGAAAATCCAGAGGAAAAATATATTGCCTTGTGGCGTTTTTATATAAATAACGAAACTAAAGAAACTGAAACAGGTATTACATGGCTGTTTGATTTCATAGATGACGTTTTTATTAAAGGCTTTCAGCTTTTGAATTCACCTTTATCAAATAGCTCAGTTCACTAGGGAAAATATATGAACAACTTAATTACTATTAATAAAACTCAAATGCCCGTAGTTGAGTATCAAGGTCAGCGTGTTGTTACTTTTTCAATGATTGATTTGGTACATGCCCGACCAGAGGGAACAGCTCGTGCCGCTTTTAATCGTAACCGTGAACACTTTATTGAAGGCGTGGATTTTCATGAACTGACTGCGGACGTAATACGTACGGAGTCACTTTCATCGGTTTTCGCCCCTCGCACACCAAAAGGGCTCGTATTGACTGAAACGGGTTATTTAATGTTAACCAAGCCATTCAATGATCCTATTGCATGGCAAGTACAGCGTGAGTTGGTCGGTAGTTACTTTCGCCCACAACAAACCGCTATTAGTGAATTAGAAATGATCGCCCGAATCGCCAGTCATAATGCCCAGCAACAACGTCAAATTAATCGCATTGATGAGAAAGTTGAACAGATGCATGAGACTGTCGAGCAAATTAAGCAAGGTTTCATCCCTATAGGCTATGTCTCCTACCCTGTTATATCAAACAAAGCAGGAATAACAAAAGGTAAGTGTCGAACTCTTGTTAACCAGTTTGATGTACCAGAAAAGATTATCAGCGCCCTCTCGCCTGATGGCGTTCCTTTCAAGATGAAGGTCGTTCTAGAAGATGACTTTATGGTTGTATTTCATTCGATGATGTGTGAGGCAGAGAAGCGAGGTACCCGTTGGTATCACCCGAAAATGGGATTGTTTCAGGTAATTGGTTGGGAGGAAAAATAATGAAAGCAAAATTACCACATATTGATGCTGACTTAATCCGCGCGGCTTTAACTTTGATATCCGTAAATGATGACCCACGCATGGTAACAAAGGTTGTTCACATTAATAACCAGTACATAGAAGCAACTAACGGGCATGCATTAATCAGAATGAAACACAACGCAGAGTTCGACCAGGATGTTGCTGTTCAGTTTGTATGTTCAGTACCTGATGAAGCTGAGTTTCTTGATATCAATAGCCATGATGATGGAAGTCACACTGTTACTTATTACCGTCAGGATCGGGATGAAGAGTTTAGACCATTTGAGAAATCAGAATTAGTTCTCATGCAAGAACACTACCCTGATTTAACTCCATTACTAACCAAAACATTTAAAGAGGGGAAAACGCCTATTTTAGCAACCCGCTATTTAGCCCTGCCTTATCTGATGTTTGGCATGGGTAGTGTTGGTGTTTTGCCTAGCGAAGACGATCGCTCCGCGCTGTTTGCCATGGACGCCTTAACATCAGAAATGTATGGCGAGCCTATCTTAATCACTATGGCCATGGAAAAGGATACCCACAAATTATCTCAATCCTTATGTGACCAAATAATGGGGGCTGAGCAATGAAAATTGAATATGTCACCAGCAAAACAGGCAACACAGCCAAAGTAGTGATTCTGTCTTTCATTACCGAGCGCCGAAAACTGAATCGCATTATCGACACAGTAAAACTATGGACACCAGTTCAAGAATCATCAACAGGCTTCTTTTTTCGAGTAACGACGATTTACGGCAAAGCAAGCCACATTTTAAGGGCATACAAAATCATTTGTTCGGAGGAAAGCAAGTGATTGAACAAGATAACAATGACTATGAAATGGTTGATTACGACGATGTGATAGTTCGGGTTACTCACTATGTGGATGATGGTAGGGATCACACGGCTCGAATTATTCACGGGATCAGACAACGCTGTTATATCAGGATGGGTGTATGCCCTCCTCTACCACCAGCACCACAAGTTAGCGAACCGAAATTAATCCCGATCACCAAAAAGAAAAAACGCGCAAGGAAGGTGAAAGATGAGCAATAACCCTTTAATTATCGATGCTCTTGAAGAAGTAGGTCCATGTGATATCGATACGCTTGCTTTGCATATGGATCAAAGCGCCCAAATTGTTAATGCAATGATTACCAATCAAATGCGAAAAGGTACGGTAAAGCTGGTCAATGGGTTGTATCAGCTTACTAACCAACCGGAACCAAAAACGAATAAAAGCCCTATTGCTTCAGAATATTCATGTCAGGCTAGTGATGAGCGCCCTAAGATTGAAATTTTAAGAGAAGTTTTGCAGCAAAGTACCCGCGCTATGACAGCTGCAGAACTAGCTAAAGCAACAGGGGATTCTGTAAATAACATTGGTGGCCGTTTAAAAACTGATATCAAAAATGGAAATGTGATTAGCTTAGTTAAAAACGGCTTAAAAGTTTATCAGTGGGTTGACGCTAAAGAGGAGAAATCACCTCTTTTATCAAATACTACTGCTGAAATTAACACTGAAAATAAAGTGGCAGAAATCTGCCCTTTGGCGCCCGAGCCTAAAGGTGAGAAAAATCACCTTATACCAGAACAGCACACCTCCGTTTCAAACGGAACCCTGAACGTACCAAGCAGTAAGCAACTACGTGCCGAACTGGTAAAAATTGATGATGAGTTGATTCAGATAAACAATCGCATGGGCGAACTAACAAAAACCCGTCAATACAAAAGTGAAATGTATGAGTTAGTCGTGAGGCTTGAGGGGTTAATGGGGGTCGGTAATGATGAGTAAATTTGGGCTTTTCTTCATCTACTTAATCGCTTTTGTATGCACTGTCGTCATCGGCATGGCAACTGGTATGCCTAAGCCAGCGATTTATGCGCTGGGTCTTTGGACTGGCTTCATAGCAAGCCTTCTAATTGAAGAGGCCTGATATGAGTGAAATTAAAGATACCCGAAACTGGAAGTGTTTCTTTGGTATGCATCAGTGGATTCTTATAGCTGCATATGATTATACCCGATCAGATGAATTCGGTGACGTATACATGAGAGGTAAAAAACTCATCATGCAATGCGCTCACTGTGGCAAGGTTAAAAGGAGAATATT